AAACTTTATCAAAAACCCATGCCAAACCTTTGGGCAAAAGTCCGAGCAGCTGGTTGGTGTATGCGTCACCATTCCAACGTTGCGAAAGTTTAAATACGTCGTATTCAGCAGTCATTTATAAAGCCGAAAAAACTACACTATCAAAGATAGCAATGTTTGGTATTACCGTAATGATATTAATTATGCCAATTGGCGCACCATCAACCGTAATGCCTGTTATGGAATAATCATCCGGACCCACGGATGAAATAGCCGCGCGGATACGTGATAGTAATAGTGTGCTCCCCGGATAACATTCCGCTTTATGAAGGTCATCTAACGCCGTACCTATTGCACTGCGCATAACCGCAGTATTTGGGGTAATAGAAATTGCATAAATAGTTGGCAAAACAACAGTATCAAACACGGTAACTTCTGCCGGAATAGGTTTAACCGAATTAATATAGTCTTCGGCCTCGGTGCGCGTTGCTCCAGGAACGGGCGTCCAATCAGACTCCGCAACCGCAACGCCGACAGTTCCGGCCCCGGCCCATTCTTCGGCCGGATAACATTTTGTTTTGTCAACACCAGCGACCTTCAAAGCCCATCGCTCATAGTCGGCGACGGTTCCAGAACTCGGTGGATTGCGGAAACGTTGCAGCAATCGCAGAGCCCATGCCACCAACGTCTCAATATCTACACCATCGGAAAAGCCCGCCGCGGTTACTGTTGTGTCTATATCCGGATCTGGTGAACTTAATTCAAAAGCAGTTTCGGAAGTGTTATATTCACTCCCCGCTAAAAGCGACGTAGTTGCAACACTGATTGTGGTTCCAATGATAAAGTCGGCCGTCGTTTCGTACTCGTATCCGTCACCACTTGTGCACACAGTTCCAGTAATAACTGTCTTTCCGGGCGTGCCTGTAAAGATGGTGGTTCCCGTTGAAAAGTCCGCCGCCTTGCGAGGTAAACCAAGAATGTTACCCCACCGCTCTAATCCCTCAATAGTTGCGGTATCAACAAAAACCTGCTGTATCACCCACTCTAAAAAACCATAGAACAAATGAGCCGCGCCACTAAAGACAATGGCAAGAACTCCCAGCATAGAAACACTCGGTATGGGTATGTCGGCTGTAACACGACTTACCATATCGGCACGGATACGCTCATAAATTTGGTTTATTGTAGGTCGTGTCCAGCTCATGCTATTACCCCGCCTGCTAATTGCTCTTCCCAGTTTACATAAAACCGAAATGAAACACTGGTATTATTTTTGCGTTTAATTGTCATTGCGAGGTCAACTCTATTTGGTCCTGTTCGCGTTGCCTCCGCTGTTACTTCTTCGGCTATTTGGTCATCTACCATCCACTTCAACGCGTCTTTAGAATACTGTTCATAAAGACGCATAGTAGTGTTATCCAAAACGGACCTTTGAAGCAGCCACAACTTTGATCCAAACTCACGCCCAAGAAGAGACGAACCCCACCATCCGCCTTTATATTTAATTGTACTCGGCAATACATCGCCACGACCGGCGCGAGCATCCGAGAAAAGAGATAGTGTAACAGATGTTTCAAAACCCGGCTCGCGGTAAAGCTCATAACCGGTAACAGCAATATCGCCCGGACCTGGAACCGCGGCCACCAAAGAGTTCGAATAATAAAACTTTATGTCGCCGATTAGTTTCATGGCAAACGCACCTTGTCCACTTTAGATGCATCAATAGAAGCTGTTGACCCTACAACCGGTGGACCCGCAACCGCCAGTGTTGGTGGACTGGAAAGAACAGCGCCCGTGACGGGCAGCACGAGTGCGTTGACATAAGCAACCAACGAATCAAACCCAGCCTTTAAATCATTGAACGCTGCCGCGTAGTCGGTACCGTTTTCAAAAACATAGTCCCCATTTTCATCAAGCAAAAGTGTTTGCCCGTGCTTGGAAAATAAAACAGACTCCCCGTCTTTTAAATCTCGCGGACGGTATTCACCATTATCGCAAACAATCACAACGCCGTGGTCTCTATTCCCATTAAGATAAGCAACGAAAGCTTCCGAACCCTTTGGCGGCACGGATGAAAAACCGTAGTTTTGCAAACGCTCTATACCATCCTGCGTTTCTCCGGCAAGGATAGAAATTTTCACCAACTGAATATCATCAGTATCGTTAACAGCTTTGATGACCGCTTTAGCGAGCATCATCTCAACGCGAGAAACTAATTTTTTAACAGTATCTCTCATGGCGTTAAGTCCACGGTAGCAGACGGGTCAGGTTTAAAAATATCAGGATGCTTAAGTGTCATTGTTGTTAGTTCGCCGCCGCCCTCATTAAGCGAGAAGTCCACTTTGGTTATCAATCGCTCAATGTCCAAATTCCAATACTCGCATTTAAGGTTAACGCGTTTATTCTTTTGCCACAGTGTCAATGGCTCGCCGTCGTCTGCTTTTTGGTAAAATCCATCAACAGTCACAACATGCTCAAGAGCCCGCCCGCTTCTGACTTGCGCCTCCCAATTAACGCGCTTTCCAAGAAGTGCATTATCGGCTTTGTTTTCGGCGATGAAAAGCAAAGGCCTATATCGAGTTACTCCAGAGTCAACTGCTTCCGCCGCACACTGCAACATTTTAGCCGTCCAACGTTTGCCGCGTCCTGTAGTTTGTGATCGACCGATGTATCTCGAAAAACGACTTTGCCATGAAGAGGACTCAGTTAAACTTTTTACATTAACGCCAACTTCAAGATTGACAAGTGTGCGGTCAAACTCATTCGCCGAGTAGCCAAGGAGCAACACGCCATCCACGGTTGCAAGCGGAAGAACCGCTTGGCTTCGGCACAAGCGTTCAATTGCAATGAACGCCGACTCGCCGGATTGCAACGTAAACTTTTCAATTTTTGGATCGGCGGTGAGTTGTGTTATATCAACATCCAGCCCAAACGGCGCCAGTATATCACGGACAATAAGAGTGAACCTTTTATTTGTCCAAGTCTGCGAAGTGTGCAACGCAGAACAATCAACCAAATCAATTAACTTATCAGAACCTTCTATACTCATTGATGTTGACTCGCCAGAAATAGAACGATCTATTTTAGTTATGTAACCATCAGCAAGCAAATCTTCAAAGGGACTTTCAACATTTGGTTTAATTAAAACACGTGAAGCAAACCCGGTTTTAAATTCATCCGAGACGACACTGCCTTTATCGTAAAGATTAAAGTTGAACGCCGTACTTAATGCCTCCATGTCAAAGGCAATACCTAACGACTTCCAGCCTGAAAAAACGCGTCCGTTTAGCTCAAGGTTTATGATACTTCTATTCATCGCCACCAACCTTCAACTTCAATAATACATTTGCCGGAATGAACCCGGGATGAATCAAGTCATTACTGGTCGCGGTTTCTTCGGCGTCGTCAATCGTTCCGTAAAGGTCATAAGACAGGGCCAACGCGTTTGTTGGTTCGGATAGTTCTCTTTCGACAAGTTGAGGAAGGTTGATTATGCGTGATTGAAAATCGTTATAAAGTGCGCGTTTAGTTTCGCGTAGGATTTCGAAAATAATATCCGTTGCAGTTTCCATCTGCTCATCGAGCAAATCAAACAAATCGGCTTGAGCCTCTAGTGCAGCTTGCGCCGTAGCATAAGGAACGAATGGTGCAATGCCCACAAGCGCCGCCGTTGCTTCGTGTTTCATCAAGTTGGCTATTTGATTTGCAGGCGAGCCGGACGCCGTTAAAGGAGTGTTGACCATCTCCCATTGCTCGCTTGCCTGAATAGCCGCATTACCGCTAGTTATTTTCGCAGCGTTCGGCGTGCTGCTAGGATCGGTTCCCCAGTTGCATATTCTTTGCATTGACGTGACTAATGAAGTCGCATTTAAAGACAGCGCAATCACACCACCTTGCGCGTTTTCAAGCTCGCGCTTAAAGTCAGCCACAGTGGAAACTGTGCGTTTTGCTGCGTCCAGTAGCCCGAAAACGCCCTGTAGCGTTTCCCTTGCGTCCGATAATTCGCCGAGTGCGCCCTGTGTCGCGTCATACGCCTTGTTAAATCCTGCGAGCAACGCCCCCAGCAGGCTTTGCTTTGCATTAAGCACACGACGTTTGGTGTCATCCCCTGCGGTAAGCGAATCGATGGCTTGTAAAGAAAAATTAAGTTTAATATCTGCAAACCGGCCTTTGGATGTCCGCTCATTTACACTGTATGAATCCACGACAACAGTCAGCACGCCACGGTAAGGATGTACTAGGACACCGCTTCCTCCCAAGTCTAAAGCGTCTTCTAAGCGATTGCGTTGGTTATAGTAATCATCGCCGAGTACATATGCATCAAGCGAAAAAGTTTTATCGTCCTGACCCATATCTTCGTGGTCAACAATGTTTTGCCGTGGATAAACGTGTTTAACATTACGTCGCCCAGTTGTATAACCGGCGCCTTGAATGAAAAAAGGAACCCCACGAAAACTAGCTTCCAGGTATCCGGTGGTCCAATCAGGTCCGCCCGGATCGCCAGTACGCTTCTTCGAAAACAGATTAGAAAACGGTGGGCTCATAATGCACCTTGCATAACTGGACCATTATCTTTGACATCGACCTTGCCGCCTTTTTGTTCTGTAACTTTCGGCGTAACTCCTTCGGGCAATCCGGTAAAGTCAATAGTTATTTTTGATTCACTAGTTTGTTTGTCCCCTGCAAATCTCAACTCGTCACTCGTTCCGGTGCTGCGATCAAAACGAGCAAGTTCATCAACAACTTTTCGATCAAGATCAGCCATGAGCCGTTTTTCTATTTTTAAAAGATGACCATAAGTTCCAGCTCTGGAGCGTGTACCCTCGCCCCCGGAAAGCATATCTACAATAGTTTTTCCCTCTTCTAACTCAACGCCAGCCTTTTTACGTAACTTTCTTATTCTTTCAAGTGCCGCTCGTTTTTCCTCAAGAGTCTTACTGGCGCCCGTGCCGCTCTCCGCTGCCGCACTGGCTTTCGCTCGCAGTGTTTCGGTTGCCTCAAGTCTTTTAGTTGCATCCGCTATCTCATCCAAAGCAACTTTTAAAGCGATAGCCGCAATGGTAGCAATCCCAATCATTGGACCCATTCGGGCCATCGCCCCACCAAGCTTAGGCGCTCCTTTTGTTGCGCCGCCCATAGCTGTGGTTGCATTCGTGGCATTCGTCGATAACCCAAAGAGACTCGCTGACAACTTCCCTATTGCACCAGTTGGCCCACTCAATTTAGAAATTGTCGAAAACAAAAGTATGGCATTACCGGTTATCATTAATCCGGGACCTAGAAGCGCAATGGCACCAAGTATCTTAGCGTACCTTTTTAACGCGTCCGGATCTTCTTTAGCTATTTCGCGCATCCACTTGGCCAGGTCCTGCATTATGGAGGCTAGATCCTCAAGCATCCCCGTTTCCGTGAAAGCAATTTGCATTGCCTCAAAGGCAGATACCATGCGCCGCCAATCACCACCGGCGCCCCCCTCCATTACATCGGCCATTGCTTGCGCTTTACCAGGCTGAATACTATTCAAAGCCTTGGTAAGTTTCACGAGTGAACCGCCACCGTCTTTCAAAGCCGAAGCCATCGCGGCCGCGCCAGTAATAGATTTTATTCCAAAAATTTCTTTTAACGCAGTGAGCATATCTTTTTGGGATGTACCCTGCTTAACGAACGCTCCGGACATGTCGCCCATAATATCGATAAAACGTCTGAGTTTTCCGTCATCGTCCTCAACATCAACGCCTAATTTTTTAAGCTGCTTAGATGCACCACCCGAAGCAGTTGCGAGCGATAACATAGTCTTTCGCAATGTGGTGCCCGATTGTGAACCTTTGATTCCCACGTTACCCAAGAAGCCAACCGCGGCACTTGCATCTTCAAGCGACATCCCAAACTCTTTAGCCACGGGAGCCGTATACTTCATGGAGTCTTTGTAGGTCTCCATATCGACGTTAGCACTGGTGAGTGTAGTCGCCATGACATCAACAACGCGGGTTGCTTGACTCGCGTCTATGTGAAAGGCGCCCATAGTATCGGACATGACATCAGCGGTTAACGCGACTTCCGCGCCCGCCGCTGATGCCAGGTTCAAAGTGGGAAGCATGGCCTTCAATGAGTCCTTAGCATCCCAACCCGCCATCGCTAATTTATCAAAACCTTCGCCCGCTTGAATTGCCGTCCAACGTGTTTCCGCGCCGAGCTTTTTAGCCTCGATACGAATAGCCGACATATCTTTAGCGGTCGCTCCAGACTTCGCCTGGACCTTCCTCATCACATCATCAAATTGAATTCCGGCACGAACAGTAGACGCACCAAACAGAACAATGGGCAGGGTCAAGGCGGTGGTCATCTTGCGGCCGGCTGCTTTAACGTTCCGCCCCATACGAGCAACCTTGGCGTTCATTTTATTGAACGCCTTGGAGTACTTGTCAATCCCTCTAATTGGAACTTTTATTGGTGCGGTCGAGGGCACTAGTAGTAACCACCTTTCAAAACAACGATAGCAGCTTTAGCCCAATATTCTAATTCCCAAAGAGTCAGTTTTCCAAGTTCACTTGGTGGCCATTTATAAGCAAGTGCGACGCGCCGCATTAATGTAGGCCAGTCATCTGGCCACGCTAGAAAAAAGACAGCACAACAGACATGCACGCGTCAAAGTCTCGCCACGACAACTTTTTAACCGCCGCTGTTGGTTCGCCTGTCATCTTAGCGATTGGCCCAATAAAGTGCCCTATTTTCTGCGACCCTTCCCCACCCACAACAAAGTGCTGAAGCATCTCTATTTCAAGATTGTTTTGGAAAGTGAACTCGGCGTACTTTTTCTTTCCAAGTGTAAAAGGGTCCTGCAACTCGACCACGCGGGGCAATTCAATTCTTTTTTCGTCATCATCGTCCGGCGCGGTATTCTCTTCACTGCCGAATTGATTTTCGCTATCGTCAAACCCCTCAAACTCGTCTTCCTTCTTCTCTTTCTTTTTCATCATATGCTCCTATGATTTCTAGATTTCAGTTGCGGACATTGCGCCAGCTTCGAACTGGATCTTGCCTTCTTCTGTTTCGATATTACCGTCACCAGTATACTCGGCATTTTCAAACATATATTGTTTACCATTTGCCACAGTGGCGATGACTGTTGCTCCGGACATTTTGAGAATATCGTTGACCGCGCTCAACGCGTCCCCATCTCGAATTTCACCGGAGATGGAAGGCACTTGTGGCAGCTCAGAGTAACCATGAACCCGATCCGGACCAGCAAGCATCTCTTTCTTGTTTATGCCTAGGTTCAATGTGAAATTTCCAATGGCATTTAGATTTTTACCATTGACCGAAATTTCCAATATGCCAGCAATTAAGTTGCTCATGATATTTACCTCCCTATGCCAAGAACTGCATAACGCCAGAACCAACGATGAACTGATTCATCAAGTCCGGCGGTAGTATCCAATTCATGCGGTTGTTGTTTGTGGCGTCCCGCGTTACCGTTAGTTCTTCTTTGAATTGATCGAGCGCCGCATTGGACGGGTCAACCAAACCTTTGCGCTGCATTTGACGGAACCAAGAAACCGCTTCGCCTTTGCCGATTGCGGGAGTCATGATTTGAATGCCGGCCGCCAGATTGTCCGCCGCATCGGCGAGAAGCGCACGTGGGTATTTGGTCAGAATTTGATTGACAAACGTGTAGCGCAAAGCGGACAGAGTGAAAACTGTGTTCTGCTGTTGGTATGCAACGTCCGCCGCACCGGCGCTGTTTTTTAGGTACATGGTAACGGTCGCTTCGGTCTGGACTCCGTTATCATCGGTGAGTGTTGATATGGCCGACTTTGCCAGGGAGTTACGTTCCGTGGAAGTCCACTTATCATCGGAGTGCAAAACGCTGAACCCCTCAAGACGTATTCGATGCAACGGGATAGAAGCGAGTTCTTGAATACTCACACAAGCAGCAACCGCGACACCCGCCGCAATTTCGTATGTACTTTCCATGCGCTTGTATGCAGGCAAAGTTACTGTCCACTCGCTGTTGCGGTTGGTCGTGTCCGCGCCGTAAGTAAGCATGTTGGCAAGCGTGTCGCGGAGCGCCTGGTAACTAACGGTATCGCGCTGAACCATTGGACCAGAAATGCTCGCCAAATACGTTTCCAGCAAGTTCATGTTGGCATTGTCCGTGAAAGGCTGGGCAACAACATTGA